TCCCCATGGTGTATATTGACCGTCTTGATTAGAACCTCCCCCATTTCCTCCTTGTCTACCTCTTTCTGTACCACCCGCTCCTCCGCCAGCTCCTGCAGCAAGTACAATAGTTTCATTTCTTAAAATTAATGAAGATCCTCCACCTCCACCTCCTGATGCAGAACTTCCTCTTGATCCAGCATTACCACCTCTTCCTCCATAACCATAATTGTTTCCATTAATAGTTATTCCAATTCCTCCTGGACCTCCATCGCCATTTCCTCCACCATATCGTCCATAACCTCCTACAGATATATTTAAAGTTTCTACACTAATTGAAAATTTTGAATCTCTAACATAAGCTCCTCCGCCACCTCCGCCTCCAGTGCCCCCTCCGCCACCTCCGCCACCACCCCACATGATGATATCGATCCACTGATAACCTAATTGTCCTGCATTAGTTATAATTAATTGATCACCACCTGCTGTAGAGAATGTATGGCGTCTCCATAATTTACCGTCAATGGTTACTTGGCTAATAGTACCGCCCGTAGCTACTACGGAGTTAAATCCTCCAGAGCCTATTAAAAAAGGATAAAGAGTCATTGTGTTTAACTAAGTCCACCACCTGTAATAACAAATGTGTTGGTTGTTACGCAATAAATAGTAGCCAATCCTTTTTGAGCTAGTATTCTATTTCCTGTATTAGCTGTACCTACTTGGTACATAGTTACACTTGTACTTTGTGTAATTGTAATGTCTGTTGATCCACTATTAAAAATAATTGCATTTTGTCCAGCTGAAAACACACTTGGGGGCACAATGACGTTTGAAGTTGTAGATACACAAGTTCCGTGGTCCGTGGCTGTTAGGGTATAGGCACTTGATTGAGTGTTTAACGGCACAAGTCTCAATTCCCCTTTAGAATCATTATTAGTAGCACCTGTTAAAGTTGTTGAAGTTATAGTTGTGCCAGTTAATGATGTTGCAGTTAAAGTTGTTGTAGTTGCAGTTGTGGCTAACAATGTATTAGCTGAAATAGCGTTTGTTGCTGTTAAACTTCCAACTGTTAAACTTTGTGCTGTAGTACTTCCATAGGTAAGTACTTGATTAATAGTCATGGTTCCACCTAAACTATTTAAATCAATTGAAGTCATATTAGTGCCATTTGAATAAGCACCATAAATTTTTCCTGAAGTTAAATCAAATCCAGTACCACTGGCTACTTTAAAGGTTAATGTATAACCAGCATGAGTTGTAGAATCTTTTACAAAATATAATTTCTCAATTCCAGATGGTAATTGAACTGTAGAATTTCCTGTTAATGTCCCTGTAAGTTCAAGTACCATATTTCTAGCATTAGAAATAGTAGCATTTGACATTGCAAGAGTTGTAGTTGTAGATGTTAAAGCTAAAGATTGATAACCTGCAACTGCTTGTTGTATTAATTGCCAATTAGAATTTGTTTTATCACCCCAGGTATTGGCGTTTTCGCCAGTTACCATTAACTCTAGTTTGAGGTCCGTTGAATATGATGATGGCATAATTAATCTATTATATAAGTTTTAAGCTGCTATATCAACCACTCTCCAATTACCAGTTGTATTAGTGTTAACTACAACCCAAGCATAAATATATGGAGTTCTTGTACGAGCAGTCATATTTATTCCAGTTACTTGAACATCTGCTCCTATTGAGAAAGTTACTGTTCCTGTAGTTGTGTTTAAAGAAATGCCTGTTGCAAATATTTGATTACCTAATTCAACAGTAACATTACCTTTTCTAATTGATAATAAATTAGTAGATACAGCTACGTTAGAGTCAATTGTAATTTGTTCATTTCCTAAAGCTGCGGTTAAGCTATTGCCTGATACATATACAGGAGTGTTTGCATCAATAGTTTCATTACCTAAAACTGTTGTTAATAAATTAGTACTTAAGTATACAAGTGTATTAAGATCTATAGATACAGTGTTAACTGTAGTTCTAAGTAAATTAGTATTTACTAATGTGTTTGCATCTGCTGTTACGGAAACTGTATTTACTGTAGATTGTAATGGTATTTCTGGGCTAACAAAAAGGAAAATATTTCCTTCTGCTGCTATAGATACGCTATCAACAGTAGCCCCCATTAAGTTAGTGCTTAATTCTACATTTGCTTCTGTGTTTATAGATACACTATCAATAAAAGTTTGAATTAAATTAGTAGATACTTCTACAAATCCTTCTCCTTCTATAGAGGCATTACCAACAAAAGTTTCAATTAAATTAGTAGATAAATCTACAAAAGCTTCTCCTATTATTGAAACACTAGATATTGCAGTATTAGCATCTACACCTGTAACATATACCTGTGCATTAACTCCACCTTCAGCTGAAAAAGGTGCTTCTGCAAATGCTGTTGCTCCAAAAAACATATACTAATCCTAAAAGATGAAAGTCAGTTCAAATCGGATTATACCATATTCTCAAAGGTACAAAAAGATTGACTTATTTAATTAACAAAGCTTTTTTGTAAGAAATTAAAGGAAACTGATATTCTTATATCATTACTTTCATTAGGTTCTACCCAATGATTTAACCAAGAAGGGAACATTATAAGTCTTCCTGCAAGTGGTTTATAGTTTAAAATTCTATGTGTATGAAGTGGTAATTGAATGTTTTGTTTTCTTTTTGGCATTACCATTAATGAAACAGACTTTGGATCTTCTAATACTAAATTACCACATTTTTCAGAAGCTTTAATATAATATACACCTGACCATAATGAATTGGGATGTATATGGGGTTTGTTAGCTCCTCCTGGTGGATTAATGTTTGCCCACATATTACCTAAAAAAGGTTCTGAATCTAAACCTTCATTATTATAAATATTAAGTTGTGCTTGAAATAATATACTAACTAATTCTTTGTATTCTTCTTTTTGATGCATATCTGTAGGTGAATGCCAACCTTTAGAATTAGTCTTTGTTATTCCTTTATCTGTTTCAGACCATTTTACAATATTTTTTTCTAAATGCTCATTTAGTTTTTCATTACCAATATCTACTACGTAAACAGGTGTTGCAAATAATAAATCTAAGTTCATTTATTATCTTTCATTTGTTGTCTAATCTTAGTGGCGGATATTTCTTGTATTTCTTTTGGAAGAACTATTTCTTCTATCTTATACCCAACATCTCTACCATAACAAATGTTTGTAATATTTGGAACTTTTACAACATCAAATTGACCAACGTAGTCTTTAAGTTTTTCTTCAATTCTTTTTTTTATATCTTCAAATACAAAAGGGTTATTATCTGTTTGGGGCATTGATCTAACCATAATAACAACTTGTCCAGTCTTTTTTAATATTTCTTTAAATAATGCTAAATGACCATCATGAAATGGTTGCCAACGTCCAAGCATTTGAGCAGTTGGTTTACTGTAGTTTATCATAAATTTCTTTAATTATATGATCGTAATTATAATCTTTTATTTCAAATGTACATTTTTTAGGTTTTTCAAATATCTTATTAGTATTTTCAAATCTTCCCTCTTGAATAGTATTCATCCAAATAGTCATATCGTAATCTTTTCTATACTCATCAAATGGACAAATAAAATCTACAACGTTTGCTTTATCGGATATTTCACATAACTGTAACATTCTATTTGCTTGATTAACTCTTGCTACATGAGAAAATTCCCAATCATTAAACATCTTGCGAACTTGATCGCCGTTGAAATAAGCAAAGTTTTTATCTTTAATTAATTTTTTTGAAAATGTGGTTTTACCAGATCCAGGTAATCCAAATACTAAAATATTCATTTTAATTTTTTCATAGCTTCTGCAGGAGGTAATAGAACACCTTCTTTTGAAAGTCTATTAATAGTTTGCAATGGACCAAGTACATTTATAACTTCTGCTTGTGAAGAAGCTGTACCTAATGTTTTTGCTCTATTTTCTAAAGCTAATTTTAATGATTCTGTTTGATGTGTATTAACATTTTTTGTATCAAAAGTTTGATCGTCTAATTCTTTTTTTAAAGTAGACCATTGTTCTATTTCTCTAATACGATCTTTAGCAACTAATTCCATATTAGCTTTGCCATATATCTTTTGTTCTAATTCTATTTCTAATAATTCTTTTTCTAGATCATCAGTTTCTGTTTGTAATTTTCTTTCTATCTTTTTAATCTCAACATCATTTTTACGGTAATCAAAAGATAGTGTCATTAAGTTTTCAAAAAATACATTCTGTTCTCTTACACATTGCCAGTACTTAGATGCTTTAGTTGGAAACTTTCCATCATTTAAAACTGATACTCTCATTTCAGTTTCTGTTCTAAAAATTTGTTTTTTAGTCCAAGTATCTTTTAATTCTGTTGTTAAATCTTTAAATTTTTTAAAATCTTCTATATCTAATATTTGATTTAGATATTCTCCAGATTCTTGTAATAAAGGTTTTATACTTCTTTTTTCTATTTGATCTGACATATTAAAATACTATGTGTTTATACTTATCAATAAAGCGTTGTGGAATCAAGTGATAATATGGATTATCTTCTTTTTTTATACCGTCTGTTCTTAGGGTATGTAAGTTATTAACATACATAGAATCATTATATTTAATGCCATTTAATTCAAATTGAGAAAGATTGTTAAAGTCATGTTTACTAAAATAAGGTATTTTTAAAAAATCATAAACTTTGGTTATTTCAGTTTTTGGGTCTTTTATAAGATCATCATATTTTACAAAACAAGCCATATGTTTATTTTCTTCTCTTAATAGTTCTTGAACAGCCATCGCTTCTTTAGCCAAACCTCCTTTAGCATCTACTAACATGGATATTTTTTGTTCCATAGTTAAATCAGGTAAATAATTTTCTTTTACATATAATTTTACAAAAGAAGCTATAACGTCTAAAAAGTTTCTTAATAAAACAACGCATTTTAAAGATTGTCCTAAATGCTTTTTCATTAACATCATGTTTCCAGATGTTGAAACTGGACCTCTATCAATAATATATTTTTGTTTCCAGTCTTTATAATAAGAACTATAAACACTATCTAAAACATTATCTAATGATTTATGGTCTGGGTAATTTTTAAATCCTAAATCTTCTTTAATTAAAAAAATAACTTTCATTATTTCTAATGTCATGCTGTTTGCAGTAACTGCAATATCTGGATTTTGATTCATTAAAGACGCAAATATAGTATTACCTGAACGAGGCATTCCTACAAGAAAAAATATTTTCTTAGCCATAGCTTTATATATAAGCTATGCTATAAATATATCAACTATATATTAAAGTGTTTTCCAAAATAAAGATGTTGACACGCTTGAATCATATTCTTCAGTTACATCTAATTCAGATCCAGAAGAATATCCACCAAAGCCTAAACCTGCTGTTTGGCTTCCAGCTCCCATAAGTCTATTTCTAGATGTATTTAAATTTGCTCTTGAAGACCATACTGATCCATCATATGCTTCTGTAACTGGTGTAGAATTACTACTAAAAACACCACTAGTGCTTCCACCAAAAGCTAATCCCGCATTTTGTATTCCAGCTCCTGCTAAACCTACTCTAGCTGTACCTAAATTTCCACCTGCAGTCCAAGTCGAACCATCATATTCTTCTGTATTATTAAAACCTGCCCCTCCAGTACTTCCACCAAAAGCTAATCCCGCATTTTGTATTCCAGCCCCTGCTAAATATTCTCTTGCTGTATTTAAGTTTCCGCCTGCAGTCCAAGTCGAACCATCATAAGATTCTGTTGAATCTGAAACTGCACCAGGAACGTACCCACCAAAACCTAAAGCAGCAGTTTGTGTTCCGCAACCAGCTAAAAATCGTCTTGCTATATTTAAAGTTCCACCTACTGTCCAAGTTGAACCATCATATTCTTCTGTGGCATTAGTCTGAGGATAATTACCACCAAAACCTAAAGCAGCAGTTTGTGTTCCGCAACCAGCTAAACCTTGTCTTCCTGTGTTTAAATTTCCACCTCCAGTCCAAGTTGAACCATCGTATGCTTCTGTAGATGCTATAGATCCTGAAGGTGGTCCAGATCCTCCAAAAACTAAAGCTGCAGATTGAGTTCCAGCTCCTCCAGCTGATTTTCTAGGTATATATAAGCTTCCACCTGCGGTCCAAGCATCTAAAGTTAATGTTGATGAAATTGATAAGACCTGTCCTGATGTTCCAATTGGTAATTTGGTTAAAGTTGTAGCATTAGAAGCATATAAAATATCTCCTGTAGTAAATGTACTATTACCTGTTCCACCGTTTCCTGTTTGTAATATTCCAGTAACGTTTGTAGTTAAATTTGTTGTTGGAGTATTCCAAGCCAAAGATGCAGGAGACCCAGATGAATTATATAATTCTGTTGCATTTGTAACTCCTCCAGTACCATATCCACCAAAACTTAAAGCTGATGATGTATTTCCTACTGCACAATTTCCATATATTGCTGCATTTAAATTTGATCCTATTGACCAAGAAGAACCATTATAAATTTCAGTTGATAATAAAGCTGCATAAGGCGTGGTTATACCACCAATACTAAGGCTAGCAGTATTTGAAGCACCACAACCTGCATTTTGAGAAGTTACAGAGTTTAAATTTCCACCTGTAGTCCAAGAAGATCCATCATAAGATTCAGTATTATTTAAATTAGCAAATGTTGCATCATTTCCACCAAAAGCTAAACCTGCTGTTTGAGTTCCAGCTCCTGCTAATAAATTTCTAGCTGTGTTTAAATTTCCGCCTGTAGCCCAAGTTGAACCATCATATGCTTCTGTTGCAGTTGAAACAGTAGGATCATCCCCACCAAAAGCTAAAGCTGCTGATTGTGTTCCAGCTCCTGCTAAATCTCTTCTTGCTGTATTTAAGTTTCCACCTGCAGTCCAAGTCGAACCATCATATGCTTCTGTTAAGGCTGTAATTACATTTGGATCTATAGTTGCTTCTCCACCAAAATTTAGAGCTGCTGATTGAGTTCCAGCTCCTGCTTGTTTTATCCATTCTGAAGATAAGTTTCCACCCGAAGTCCAAGTTGAACCATTATATTCTTGTGTTGTATCTGTACGACTAAAAGACGAATTGTATCCACCGAAACTTAAAGCTGAGGATGGAGTTCCAGCTCCTGCACTTAAATATTTTCCTACAAGCATTGATGTACTAGATGACCAACCTCCTACTACAGGTGTTGAAAGAACTGATAATACTTGTGCTGTTGTTCCAATTGCTAATTTAGTTAATGCTGTAGTTCCTGTTGCATAGAAAATATCTCCACTATCATAAGGTTGTAATGCTGTAATGGGATCACTTATTGTAGTATATTCTAAAGCTGTTCCACTAGAGTTTACAGTTAATACTTGTCCAGAAGTTCCTAAAGAACTTAAACCTGTTCCGCCGTTTCCTGTTTGTAATGTTCCAGTAACATTTGTAGTTAGATTTATTGTTGGTGTTGTTGGAGTAGAATATACTAAAGATGTTGAAATAGCTGCAGTGTATTCTTCTGTTACTGCTACTACACTAGGAATAGATCCATCATAACCACCAAATCCTAAACCTGCTGATTGTGTTCCAGTTCCTGCTAAAGAGGCTCTGGTTGTACCTAAGTTTCCACCTGCAGTCCAAGTTGAACCATCATATTCTTCTGTTGAATTTGAATAACTAATTCCAGTATCTCCACCGAATGCTAAACCTGCTGATTGAATTCCAGCTCCTGCTAAATAAAATCTAGCTGTTGTTAAATTTCCTCCCGCAGTCCAAGTAGAACCATCATATTCTTCTGTTGAGTTTAGTACACCAGATCCACCACTTCCACCAAAAGCTAAACCTGCTGTTTGAGTTCCAGCTCCTGCTAAACTTGGTCTAGCTGTATTTAAGTTTCCACCTGCAGTCCAAGTTGATCCATCATATTCTTCTGTTGCATCAGAAAGACCAATTCCACTAATTCCACCAAAAGCTAAAGCAGCTGATTGAGTTCCACAACCTGCTAATTTATATCTAGCTGTACCTAAATTTCCACCTGCAGTCCAACCTTCACCATCATATTCTTCTGTTGCATCAGTTGGAGTGATATAAGACGGCTCGCCACCAAAAGCTAAAGCAGCTGATTGAGTTCCACAACCTGCTAAACTTCCTCTAGCTGTATTTAAAGGATTAACTGTAGTCCAAGTTGAACCATTATATGCTTCTGTAGAAGATTCATAAGTTGCAAAAGCTATCTCACCACCAAAAGCTAAACCTGCTGATTGTGCTCCAGCTCCTGCTAAAGAACGTCTTGATGTACCTAAATTTCCACCTGCTGACCATGTTCCAGCTCCTACTGTTGCATTAACTGTTAAAACTTGTCCTGAAGTTCCAACCGATAATATAGAAACACCATTACTTGTATTTCCTACTAAAAGATCGTTAACATTAATTGTATTTGGTAAACCGCTTGCTGGAGTAGAATATTCTAAAGCTGTTCCACTTGAGTTTACTGTTAATACTTGTCCAGAAGTTCCTAAAGAACTTAATCCTGTTCCGCCGTTTCCTGTTTGTAATACGCCAGTAACGTTTGTAGTTAAATTTATTGTTGGTGTTGTTGGAGTAGAATATACTAAAGATGTTGAAATAGCTGCGGTATATTCTTCTGTTGTTGATTGATTTCCTCCATCATCAAAATTATATCCACCAAAAGCTAAAGCTGCTGATTGAATTCCGCAACCACCTGTAGCAGTTCTTGCTATATTTAAATTTGTATCTGCTGACCAAGTGGAACCATTATAGGATTCTGTTGCAACTAAATATCCTGCACTACCTTTTCCGCTGAAAGCTAAAGCTGCTGATTGTGTTCCAGCTCCTCCTAAACTTTGTGCTCCTGTGTTTAAATTTCCACCATTTGTCCAAGTTGAACCATCATATGCTTCTGTTGCAGTTGAATAACCACCTCCACCAAAACCTAAAGCCGCAGTTTGAGTTCCAGCTCCTGCAAAAGCACCTCTTGCTGTGTTTAAATTTCCACCTGCAGTCCAAGTTGATCCATCATATTCTTCTGTTGCAGTTACATTTCCACTTATTCCATCACTACCACCAAAAGCTAAAGCTGCTGATTGTGTTCCAGCGCCAGCTAAATAATATCTAGCTGTACCTAAATTTCCACCTGAAGTCCAAGTTGATCCATCATATTCTTCTGTTAAGTTTCCAAAAATTCCTGGTGAGCCTCCAAAAGCTAAACCTGCTGATTGAGTTCCAGCTCCTGCTAAATTAGATCTACCTGTATTTAAACTTCCACCTGCATACCAATTTGAACCATCATATTCTAGTGTGTCACCTCCCTTGAAAGCTAAAGCTTCTGATTGAGTTCCACAACCTGCTAAACCACTTATTGCAAAAGGTAAATTTCCACCTGCAGTCCAAGCTCCAGCTCCTACTGTTGCATTAACTGTTAAAACTTGTCCTGAAGTTCCAACTGATAATATAGAAACACCATTACTTGTATTTCCTACTAAAAGATCATTAACATTAATTGTATTTGGTAAACCAGTTGCTGGAGTACTATATTCTAAAGCTGTTCCACCTGAGTTTACTGTTAAAACTTGTCCAGAAGTTCCTAAAGAACTTAATCCTGTTCCGCCGTTTCCTGTTTGTAATGTTCCAGTAACGTTTGTAGTTAAATTTGTTATTGGAGTAATATATTCTAAATATCCTTCAACATTTACAGCTAAAACTTGTCCAGAAGTTCCTACTGAACTTAAACCTGTTCCGCCGTTTCCTGTTTGTAAAACTCCTGTAACGTTTGTAGATAAATTTATTGTTGGTGTTGTTGGAGTATTCCAAGCTAAAGATGTTGAAGCACCACCACCAATATATTCTTCTGTTGATGCTGATGAAGGCCCATTGGCTCCACCAAAAGCTAAAGCTGCTGATTGTATTCCAGCTCCACTTAAATTATATCTTGCTGTATTTAAATTTGCACTTGCAGTCCAAGTTGATCCATCAAACGCTTCTGTTACATTTGAATAACCACCAACAAAACCACCAAAAGCTAAAGCTGCTGATTGAATTCCAGCTCCTGCTAAATTAGATCTACCTGTATTTAAAAATCCAACTACAGTCCAAGTTGAACCATCATATGCTTCTGTTGTAGTTGCAGAACCTGACCCCCCAAAAGCTAAACCTGCTGTTTGTGTTCCACAACCAGCTAAATAATTTCTTGGTACATTTAAAGTTCCACCTGCAGTCCAAGTTGAACCATCATATGCTTCTGTTCTATCTGATCCTCCTCCTCCTGGTCCTCCACCAAATTTTAAAGCTGCAGATTGAGTTCCAGCTCCAGCCATACCATATCCCGCAGTACCTAAATTTCCACCTGCAGTCCAAGTTGAACCATCATAAGATTGTGTTGTATTTAATACTGTTGCTCCATCATACCCACCAAAAGCTAAACCCGCAGTTTGTGTTCCGCAACCAGCTAAATATTTAGGAGATGTGCCTAAATTTCCACCTGCAGTCCAAGTTGAACCATTATATTCTTCTGTTGCATTTGTATATACACTACCTGTATATCCAGCAACACCTAAAGCTGCTGACTGTGTTCCAGCTCCAGCCATACCATAGCGTGCTGTACCTAAATTTCCACCTACGGACCATGCAGGAGACGTTACTGTTGTATTAATTGATAAAACTTGTCCTGATGTTCCAACCGCTAATTTAGACAATGTTGTAGCATTAGAAGCGTATAAAATATCTGATTGAGAAAAATTATTAGGAAGAAAAACTAAACCATAAGCATTGTTAAAATTTTGTAATACTGATTCAGATGCTGGTAATGTACAAAATATATCTTTTGCACCTGATAAAAAATCTACTATTGAATTTGAATTAGAACTAGAAATAACAGTATCTCTAGTAAAGGTTGTAGCGTCTGTTAGTGTACCAATACCAACTTCCCACTGATTGCCTAAAGCAATTGTGTAATAAGTTTGATTGCCTACACCGATGCCAGAAGAAAAACTTTGAAAGCCAGTCTGAGCTCCGTCTAGTGTGACGGAACCCGTACCGACTGTTGAAGTAGTTTCTTTGACTCTGTCATTAACAGAAAACGCCATAAAACTAACCTCTAACTAATTCTTAATATTGCACTCGCTGAAGTAAATGCTGGGAATATAATTGTAAATGTTCCCGCTGTTGCTGATTTATCTCCACCAAAATCTAAAACGCAAACTGCTTTGTTTGCTGCCGATGTATTATAAATTAAAGCTCCAGCTGCTGTTAATGTTACTCCTGTAAATGATAAATCTGCAAAATCAACAATTGCTACACCTGTATCAAGTGAAGTTTGTTGTCCTGTTAAAGTACCTCCTCCAGCTGTGTACTGACCAGTATTTCCTACTTCATTAGTTGAAGTATAAATAGTTGTTGATGCTGATAAGTTTGCTGCTGATGTATAAAGTGATAATTTAAATACGTTTCCGCCACTTTGTAATTGATGAACTCCTTCTAAAATTTGTTGTTTGAAAGAATTACATACTGCTTGTGCTATTGCCATATATCTTACTCCTTATAGTTTATGGTGATGGTGAATTAATTTTAATTCTTAGTGAACCATCAAAGTACTCGTCTCTGCGTCTTCTACCTGTTTGTTCTAACGCAAATCCTTGTAATGCTGTATTATACTTGTCTTCATATAGCTTGTACATATCCATAGGTCCTTTTAGGTATGCAAAAGCTTCTACTAAACAAGCATATAATATTAGTTGTGGCGCATTTTCACTAATATATGTAGTTGTATTAGTAGCGCTTAGATTATCAGGGGTATAAACATAATCTAATGTAACCACATAATCTATGTCTGGTATTGGAGCTACTTGAATAGCTTGTTCTCTATACATTGAATAATATTTAGGAAACCCAATGTCTCCAGCCGCATTATATTCTGTAATAAAAGTATCATCTCTAGGTTCTAAAGACACTTGAACATTTGATGTATTAGTTACAACAACTGACCTAACTATTAAAGCTCTTCTAATAGAAGTAGATCCTTCATCTGTATTATCATTAGGTAATAATAAAAATTTATTATTAGCCATAAAACTAGATGTTGCATATTCTCTAGAGTAATCTGCATCGGTCTCTCTAAAAATTCTATATTCTGAAGTTTTAATAAAAGTATCACAAAGACTATCAGTTAAAACTGTTGAATCTACTTCTGTGTAAGCTCTTATGTTTGATAATAGTTCTGCGTATGTCATGATATTATTATAGTAACATCTCCAACTACTGTTGCAGCAGATCTTCTAGTATTAATTATATCTCCACTAATACCAGGTTGCATGCTTCCCGAACCGTTTGCAGGACTAGTTAAAAATTGACCGCCCCAATAAAATAAATCTAATTGTACATCTACGCTAGTACCTCGTCTAACATCTGCTCTAGCATTCCTTAGTCCTTGAGCGTCTGCTTTATGGTGTCTTGGATCTAATTGAGGATGTTTTGGTTCATATTCAGTAAAATGAACAAAGGAACCGTTCCATTCTGTTCTCATTTCTCTATATGGAAATTGTTGTCCAGATCTATCCGATATAGCTAAAGCTCTTTTACCTGTTGAAAATGGCATTATACACTTCTCCCAAAATATGTATATGGAGAAATATAAACAGAAGTTCTTTGAGAATCTTCTTCTAATGCTCTTAATAATTCTTCTTCATATAGAGGTTTTAATAATGGAACTCTATCTGGTGCTATTTTTTGTGATAAATAATAAGCAAGTCCAGAAACCATGCATGGAAAAAATCTAAAGGGAAGATTAGCTTGGTTTTTATAATCACCTGCATCTTGTATTCTAGCTATGTAATAATATTTTACATACATATAAGTAATATTGTTTGGAGTTAAATATAAACTTATTTTTGGATTGATTTGACGATCTACATAATATTGAGAAGGCTGTCCTGTTTGACCTTTATTTGGTAAAGCTGCGTAAGCAGATCTGTCAATTTTACTTAATGATAAATCTTTAGTATTTAATTGAACGTCTTCAGAAGTTGAAATATATGCTTCTAATACATCACTACAATCCTGAGGAGTTTCATATGTAGTTTGACCTGAAGTCATTGGTTGTACTTTTAAAACTACTTTCCAAAGATGTATTCCTCTATTTCCCCATTCAGAAAATAAAAGATTTAAACTTCTTCTTGCTGATTTTAAATTCCAACCAGTATTAGTACGAACACCACAACGCTCATAGGCTTCTTCTATAACGTCATCGATGTCTAAATTAAAAGTTGTAGTTCCAGAAGTACTCATGCTTCATGACCTACTTTTTTTTAGATGCTGCTTTTACTTGACTAGTTTTAACGTTTTCTTCTCCCTTTGCCATGATCTTCATTTGATCTTTTGTAGCATAGTTAGGAGCAATTTTAGATTTTTGATAATTCTTCATTCCCATTTTAGTATTCTCCGAAGTATTGTTTTTTAACTTGTATTGAATGCTGACCTTTAACTTCTTGTTTAGGTTTTTGATAGTAACCACCTACACCACCATTAACAACTGGATCTGTAGTAAGTATATTTTCTCTTTCAAGACCTTGAACTTCAGGCTCTGACATTCCGCCTTCAACGAAAGTCATATTTCTATCTGCTTTAATCATTGGCTTACCTGTTTTTGTGTTTATCATATGTTAAATATACCTTATTTTTATAGTAATATATATACTCTTCTTTATTATTTTTATTATATAATATATTAACAATTCCACTTTCTAAGGGATTTATTAATTCTTGAATTTGGATCTTTTGCGGTTTCCGCTGAAGTTAATCTTTTTTTCATACCTTTCATTCTTGCGCAAAATGATTTCCTTCTATTAGCTGCTTTTGAACCTGGTTTTAATTTAGAAGGTTTAGTAGTGACAGCAGTAGATAATTTAGAACCAGGATGTTCACGTCTATAAGATGCAACTCCTTTTTCGTTTAATCCACCTTCTGGATTTTTGCCTTCTTTACGTTGCCATGCTGGTGTACCGCCTGATGCAAGATATGCTTTTCCCATTCCTCTAGAATACATCATATCAGATTTTTTGTGTAATCTTTTACACACCTCATTTCATAATTATTTTCAGCTAATCCTCCTTCAGATTTTTTATCAGGAAAACCAGCTTTCATATTTGCGTAAGCTTTTTTAGAAATTGTTGATTTAGATTTAGGACGACTTATTCCTAATCTTTTTCTTCTATTAATATTTGCCCATAGACCAGGTTTAGACTCTCCTCCTTCTTTATAAGCTTTCATAGCTTTTGAAGGTTTTGCTCCTCTTAATTGTCCTTCTACTTCTACTTCTTTTTTAATTCCTGATCTTCCGATTGCCATATTTAAACCATTGGTGAATATATAATCTTACCATCAATTTTCTGAGCTTTCAAATACTGCTTTCTATTATTAGAACTTGAATAACTACAATGAACCCAGCCACTATTAGGCTCATTTTCTTTCCAAAACTCTAATATACATTGATCAAAATTTAAATTATTTACTATCCAATCAGCCACATCTTTATTAGGTATTCCTATTATTTCAAAATCTGCTGCTTGTCCTTTAGTATGTTGGCTTTTAATACTAGACCCTACTACAAGACATACTGCAGGAGACCTATATCCAGAATTAATTATAACTGGACTATTAAAATTATTTCTTACTGGTTCTAATATGTTTTCGCATACTAATTTTAAATTATTTATTTGTTCTTCATTAGGATTATTATCCATACCATTACGAATAGCTGTGTCTGAATAAATTAATTCATTTAATGAAAAATTTGTACTTAATTGCATTTTAAAAATAATTTAAGTTAATGACTATTCTTCTAGGTTCATCTGTTTGACTAACTAAAGCATGCTCTACATTAGAATTAAATATTAACATCTTATTAGCCTCGCAAGGTATTTTGATTTGTTTTTTTCTATCTATTAAAGTATATCCGTTATTAGTATTTATATAATATATAGCTGTTTTACATTCAAACTCTTTATCTACATGAAATTCTGATTGAAAAGGTTTTTCTTGGGCTAAAATTAAATTAGCTTTAATAGTTATAGGAGAAATACAATTTAATTTTTTTAGAATAGGTTTTACAATACTATCAAATCCTTTAGATAAAGGTACATGGCTACCATAAAACATATGACGAAAATAATAATTATCATTATTGGTCATATTATTTCTAAAAAACCAAGGAAAAGAGCCTTCTGTAGACATTATTTCTTCTTGTATTTTTAAAAATTGTTCTTTATCTAAAAAATTTTCTATTATTTCATAATCCATTACTTACTATCTCTTATTTTTTTGATTACTTCAACAACTTTTTTTTCATATTCTTTACTAGTAGAAAAGTTATCTAAAGCACCCGCCATTCTTATAGGGTCTTTATTAAGAGTCCAATCTCTAACTTTTCTAAACTCTGAATATACACTTTTTGTATTTAAAATATTTATATAATTTTTAACAGAGTCACACTTATGATTAAATATTCTAACTCTCCACTCAATAGATTCATGTTGTTTATAAGGTAACATTCCTTCTTTAGACCATATTCTAATACCATATAAATTATTACCTTCTTTAGCAAAACGACTTTGGCCGTAGTCTGATTCAACTATAGCTTGGGCTAACATTAATTCTCTATTTATTCTTTGTGTGTAAGGGAGGTCTAAATTGATGTAATCTATGCACTTGTTTAAGGATTGAATGAATTCTTTGTTTGTATGGTATTCAAACCTTGGAGGACCAAAACCCAGGTTATTCTTTACCCAGGCGATAATGGCCGACTCCGTTTTCTTCTTCGCTATCGGGTTTGGAAAGAATGTACCTAGCAAGAATGCCGCTAAGGCTATTATCAAATACTTTATTATTATTAATTTTAGTTTCATAACATTTACAGTGAGTTAATAAGCAGCATCCAACTGCTAATTTGTTGATACAATTATTTGCAGCTACAGATTTTGTCTTCGTCATTAGATTTTAGCTTTACACCAGCTAGAAGACCTATAAATCCCCCGATGATTGTTTGGAAGGCAGGGGCAATTAATTTAAATATTTCATTATTATCTACTTTTTCATCAAATAGGCCAACCATAAGAGTCATAACCATACTCAATACGACAATACATAAAGTCATTGTCACTAATGTAGTGATTACAAATGTTAAACGTTCTTTGTTCATTTTTTAAATATTAAATTAAATAAATAATGTAATGAAATTATTACACATGTTAAGCAAAATGCAATAGTTAAAAAACTATATAATAACAGTGTTATTAGTATATTAAAAAAGTAAGATATATAAAAATACAACAATTAAAAAATGTGTTGTGTAAGTAATTATTTTTATAGGACTAACATCCCATTTACCTGCAACATAAATAGTAGCATCATCATGTTTAAATAAAAGGATAGATAAAAAGTTTGCAAAAACTTCTATTGAACTTACATAAATTATAAATGCGCGATGAATATAAGAATATATTCCTACAAAGAAAAAACCAATAAGTTTTAATTTTTCTAAAAACATTATTTAGATTTTTCGTCTTGTTTTTTATTTGGGTCTTGGTAAGTAAGGGTTGAACCTTCTTGTTGCGTATATTGATTAGCTTGTGGAAAATGTGATTCAGTATATTGAGCTGCTTCGTATGCTCCTGGTTTACCTTGATAAACGTTTGCTTGAATAGTTCCGCCTATTCCAAATTTAACAGCTTTACCTGTTCCTTTTTTTTGAATTCCTACGCCAGCCATGAAATTAACCTCCGAAAGTTGGTCCTGGTCCTGAATATTTGTCTGTTAATAAAGTTACTGATGAAACACTTGTAAATGTATTTACATAAATTCCTTGTGGAAATAGAATTCCATATTCTGGAAGATTTAAACTAGTTACTAATCCTGACGGTACTTGTGTTTTAAATAATGATGGTCCTGATACATTGTTTGTTCTAAGGTCAACTGTTCCTATTCCGCCACCACTTGATACTATGATAATTCCTTTAAGCCTTATGGATGGGGAAACGATAACGTCTGAAGTTGATGCGCTAATATACGTTGCTTGAATATCTGATTTGTATGACATGCTGCTATTGTACCTAATATTTGTTAGGGCGTAAAGTACGCCCCAACAAATAATTTATCTATTAACTTCCGCCTGCAGAACCGAAGATTCCTCTAGGATCAGACCAACCGAAGCTGTATCTTTCTCTAGCTTTAAATCTAACGTTTCCTGTGTCAAAGTCACCTTCAATCGCTGTTTTGATTGGAGCTCTTACGAATTCTTTTAATCCGTTTGGAGCATCAGTCATAATGAAGAAACCATTCGTGTCAGTTAAAAAGTGATTTACTCTGTAACCTTCAGGAATCATTCCCATATTTAACATAGCGTTGATATCATTCTTAGCAAATGAACCAGTTGTTGTTAAAGGAGATTTTAAAATTCTCTCAGCAGTAAATTGTAATTCTTTTGGAATAATCAATTTTCTACCTTGTAGAGCAACTTTTAATCCTCTTTCATCAACAAACGCAGCGATGTCAATTAATGACTGCTCAAGTGATGTTTCTGACAAGTCAGCAGCAGTTGATAATATGTTTCTAAATGTTCCGCCGTTAGCAAGAGGGTGAGCTGAGTTTAATAAAGAAACTCCATCACCTCCGTTGTAAGCGCCAGAAGTATTGAAACCATTATTCAATATGTTAGCTGCAATTACTTGTTTAGTTTGAGACATAGAACGAGCTAATGCTCTTGTATATCTAGCTGCAAGTCTATCGTAAAGGTTATCCTCAATAGCCTCTTCAGTGATTGCAAACGCCAAAGCAATTGTTTGGTGAGTGTATCTTGCTGTAAAAGACTCGGTAGCATTATCAAATACTACTGGAGCGCCTTCTTGTTTAACTTCCGCGCTAGCGAAACCTGTAAGCATTACTTCTTCTTCGAATGCTCTCTCAGATGTTTCCATTGAGAAGATTTCAGCGTGTTCGTTGTCATATCTATTATATTCCAGGCCGAATAAAGCATTCAATCCTGGCTCTAGTTCTTTAACTAGCTGATTACGTGTTATAGCCATATATGTTTATTCTCCTATTATAGACCTGTTCCTTGATTATAGAAATGATTGCTAATTCTGACCACAATATTAGCATTTGACGTTGTCAAATCGCTATTTGAAGGGTCTTGAGAAATATCAATCGCCTGAACTACGAAAGTAGAAGCAGTTCCTGAAGTTGCCACGTCCAATTGAACTTGGGAAATTCCAGTTACTGTGCTTCCAGTTACGTTAGTTACTGAATAGTTTTGAAACAAATCCGCAACTGCAAATGATTGATTTGCATTTATTTCAAATACCGTGTCAGGACCATCCACTACAAATGCAATAATGTCTGAAGCATTTGTGCTTGATGGATAAAAGTTACTGAACGTTGGTTTTTGATTTGTTGGATTTGTATAAAAACAACCATTAAAAACACCCACAACAGCGTTAGAAGTTCCAGCAACATATCTTGTGACTTGTCCAGAAGTAGTTGGTATTACCAAATCTCCTTGGAAAATCGCAGTAGTATTGTTTGCTGCAATTCTATATCTGTTCTGAGCATTAATGAATGGGCTGCCGTTTAGTTGTCTAGATGGTCTAAGACCAAATTTTTCTAGTACGTTTGCCATTTTTTATACTCCGTTTGTTGTTATGTTTAATTTACAGTAGTTGACTTTTGCCAAATAATTATGACTTACGTCCACCACCAAAAGTTACACGGGATTGTCTATCAATATTGATAGGCATTCCTGGTCGTTGTTCCTTCATAAGATCATTATCAATCGCGTGCATTCTGTCTTGAGTAATTTTTGAAAAATACTCTGCGCGACTTTTAATTATCTCTTCTGGTATCCTTGCCAACACAAGGCCGCCAACCCCAATTAAACCTGCGTATTGACCATCTCGAATAACTGGGTAGTCATGATCTCCTAAAGAATTTTTAATTTCTTCAGATCTCACAAATTCCCAACCTTCTCTAAGTTTTTTAGATACATTTGCAGTATCTTGAAAACCCATAGTCTCGACTCTTATCCATCTATGACAAAAGCCCTCTGGCGCAGGTGGTGCATCCAGACTTGACGGTGGAGTCCAAGGCTTCTTACGAAGTTCCTTATTTCTTACTTCAGACTCGCGTGAAGTTCTATTTTTTATTTTATCGCTCATTTATACCTCCTTCACGTATTTAGCGTATTCTTCTAGTGGCACCCCTAATTTTTTAGCAATAGCCACCTGTGACTTGGTGAGTGTCACGGTTCTGCGTCCTTGTTGTTTTCTTCCAGCGGAAGCCACAGTTTGGACGGGTTTCTTTGGCTCCTCTTTAACCTCAATTTCTTGAGATTGTGCTGTAAACTTATGAGGATATAAATCCTTCATACGTTTATCTACCTCATTATAGTACTCATCGCTCTCTGCGTCAAACCCCTGACTAACCAAGTCATCATGGAGCATAAATGCAGAATTTGTCATGTACTTATCATTACCAAACCACTCATTTTTCTCAGCCCAAACTTTAGCTTTAAGGCTAGGAGTAGATGGTTTTTGAGGTTTAGATGGTTGCTCTTTTTGAACTTTCTGTTCTTCCTCAAAGGCTTTTTTAGCTGCAGCTCGTTCGCTCATAACAATACGTGCCTTTTCCTTCTCCACGGATAACTTAGTTAGCTCATCATTAGCTTCCATTATTTGAGTTGCATCTTGAGCTTCAATTGCAGATTTAAGTTTAGACTTAACCTGCTCTCTTTGAGCATCAACCCTTGCATCAAATTCTTTAATATAGTTTGTGTCTACATCTAGATATTTAGCTTCTGTTTCTGAATATCTTTTTTGTAAACCTTTAGCGTATTCTAAAGCAGCTGTTTCTCTTCTTTCTGCTTCACGTATTTTATAAGTTAATTTATCAATACGTTTTTTAACACTTTCAGTATACTGGCTTAAATCATCAACTTCAGGCTTGCCTTCAGTTTTTTTTTCAACTTTAACTTTAAGCTCTGGCGCTTCTTCTGTCTCTTGAACTTCAACATTAGGTCTTTCTTCTTTAATGTTTTTTGCTTCATGAGATGTATAGCCAAGATCAACTTCACCTACGTTTAAATTAGGTAATTGTGATCTTTCTTTTTTCTTAGGTTCTTCTTTTATTTCAATCGAAGTTTCTTTTACACCATCTAGGTCTAATTCAACTTCGGGTTGTGTGTTTACTACTTGTTTGTTTTCCATGTGTATCCTCCTTAGTACATGTGCAGAATGTCAGCGGGGTTATCAATCTTAGCAATGATTTCATCATCATTAAGAATTCTAACTTCACCCCCTTCAATTCTGAATCGGCTACCAGCATAACGTCCAAAAATTACCCAATCACCAGTTTTGCACCACGGTCCATTTGGAAATCTATCTTTGTCACTATAACAAAGATCTCCCATCTTAAGAACGTAAGCACAAACAGTAGTCATCTGAATAGTGTCTTTGGAATTATCTGATAGAATTACTCCACCTTTAGTCGTAGCAGGTCCTGCATACGGCAATACAAGAATTCTATATCCCGTAGGATTAGGCATTCTATCTAGAGTGGATTTTTCTATTGAATTTGGATCAAGAACTTTTGTAATTTCTTGCTCCTCTTTATAAGCGTTTAATAAACCCTCAACCTTGGAAGGTATCTCCGCTGTCGTCATCGTCATCATCATTCTCCTTTTTTAGC